TCACCATACTTACAAGTGTTTCTTGTCCACATTGGTAGGTTGGTGTTAATATCAAGTGCATTGTTAAATAAATCGGCTAAAACAGATTTGATACGTTTTGATTCAGAATAAATTTGAAGGATGAAACCATCTTCATTTGTTGTTGTCGATTCTTCAGAATAAATGTCCAATGCTGCAGAAATTTCGGGAGTATATTCCATTGACTCGTAGTCATACTGTGCGGACAATCTTGACGGTTCATAATAAATCGCTTGGGAGTATAAATTGTTTTCAACTTTCGCCCATTGATTTGTTAAATAATAAGTTTGTTGTGCTTGGAGTTTTTCTCTTTCGTAATCATCACGATTTGTTGTACGCAAAAGTTCTTTCTTATCAAACTTGAAAGTTGGATAATCTTGTTTCAATAATGAATTAGGTCCAAATGTTTTTGACAGCCTCTGCCAAACCGTAAGATTATTATCGTTCATATCTTAAATTTACTATTTACCTCAATAATATAAATAGTTAACGGGCTCCAAATAACCACCCATATTTTTGGTAGTCAGACTTGGTTGCTTCTCCGTGATTATTCATACCGTTACCCCTACCCATTTGTGGAACCATTGGGTTAAAGAAGTCAGAAGAATTTTTATTTTCGTTGATACTTGTTGCCCATGAATTAATCATTGCTTTTGTATGATTTGTAACTTTTTCCAAAGATTGGAATGATTTTTCTGCAACATATAACGCCATAGAAACACCCATGATACAGTCATCATGATGACCTTTTTGGTGGTCAGGTCTTCCATTGATGTAAACAAATGTGTTCATTTCATTGTATAACCTATTTGAATACACTTTGAATCCATGTCTAACTCCTTCCTCAAATGCTGCAATAATTTGAACTCTCTTTGAGTTAAAATTGATACCTGGTATTTTTTCATTTATTTTTGGGTCCCATTTCCATTTGTTTGTTGTATCAACATTATCAATATACAATCCACCTTGATAACTCAATTCTTGTAGTTTTCTTGCAGTGGAAATCCCCATACCACCGGTAATATCAATTACACAATAAGCATTATACATAGTACCCCACTTATAAGCAATTTCGGCTAATACATCTGGTGGAACTTTGGCAACATATTCTAACACTTGTTCTCTTTCATCAAAATCGATGATTTGAATACACGAGAAGTCCTCCGAATCCCCTCTTGATACATCGACACCCATAACATATTTGTGACCATTTACGGGTTCCTTAAATATCCACAATGAACCACCCATCAATTTAGCTTGGGGCTCACGTAGCATATTTTTGGAAATTGTTTGCATCAATTCAGATTCAAATACGTTGTCACCTGAACCTAAAAAGTTACATTCCAACTCCTGAGCCACTTTCCTTCTGTCAAACTTTAACTTCTTAACCATACTTTCAAACCATGCAGAACAAGGTTTATAACCCTGTGCAATGTAGTCAGTTACGATTGAATGGTCTCTATCGTACGGATTTTCTATAGATAAATCCACAATGTCTTTGTCAGAATATTCTTCACGGTTCAACAAATAATGAACCAAATCATTAGTTTTGACCATATACAAATCTTTTGTATATCTTGGGTCACGATACCAAAACATTTCAGATATTTTGAAATCATTCATGTTTCTTAATGACTGGTCATAAATTTCGTAATAAATTGGGTCATATCCATTTGGTGTGGATACAACAATTACTTTACCCCCTGTAGATAGGGACGCCATACAGGCAGACCAAAAGTCTGAATCTGCTTCGATAAACGCAGCCTCGTCAAATACAAGAATGGTAGGTGTATAACCCCTCAAGGCATCTTTTGAAGTTGCAACCGCTTTTACTTCGCAGTCGTTACTTAATTTGAAATGTCGTTGGGAATTTTTTTCTTTTGAAAAAGTAACTCCGACCCATGCAGGCCATTGTTCTGTGAACCCTCTAACCTTGTTTGCCATCTCCATTGATGTATCCAACTTGTTGGCAATGATAAGGATTTTTTCAGGTTTGTTCTTTTTGGCAAATACTAATCGTTTGGATATCCAAGCCGCAGTTACGGTGGATACACCCGCCTGACGATACTTCAATGCAATGTTTTCATTGTAGTTATCGTAATCTTCAATTAAACTAACTTGGTCGGGAAAAAAGACCAGAGGGACATATATGGATACGGTATTATCGAAAGTTTGAAAGTAAGTACGAAGTGCATAAGGTGTATTCCTCATACACTTCGTAACTTCAATTATAAGTTGTTCTTTATTCACATAATGTTATTTAGGTCTCGATATACCTAAACTACCCAAGAAATCGTCTAAATCATCGTCATCATTTTCGTCAAAGTCATTATCATCAGAATCTTCATGTTTTTCTTCTTGATAATTTTCAAACTCATCTTTCATTTTCATTGCCTCTTTAACAATTTCTCTGAATTTTGAAGTTGCTTTTTTGTTTTTTGATTCATCTTCAGAAATTGCATTTCCAATGATTTCTAAAAATTCTTGTGCAGGTATTTGGTATAACAAGATATGGAACCAGTTTATTAACCCTTTATTACTTGGGTCATATATTTCATCAGGTAATGCAAATCTAATCTTCTCAACAATTTCAGGTCCGATTCTTAATTGCATTGGTTCGTTACCTAATGTATCTGTTTGTCCTAATACTTTTTGACGTAATCCAGGTTCTTTTGGTAAACCGTGTCTACCTTTGGCTTCTTCCAACCCTTTGATGATTTCATGACAAAGAATAGGAAAAATTGCTCCTGTTGCCATGATTTTGGTGTCAGGTTGTTGTTCCCCTTCTCCACCACCTTCATCTTCATCAGCATCACCTAATTCTACTTTACCTGCAACACCTTGACCTGTCTGACTCATCATTTCAATCATTTGTTCCATACTGAAATATAAAAAGTCATTCACCGCCATAATACCCAAATAATCTCTATAAAGTGATGGGTCAATAGCGTCTAATCTAGCTTTAACTTCAGGTTTTTGAAAAAGGTAGTGTCCTTTTTTTGCAGCTCCTTGAATAAGTGCATTGATGATGTTTCTTTTATGTTTTTCTAATTCAAAAATTTCTTCATCAGTCAAATCTTCAATATCAAAAGAAGGGAATTGCATTTGTTGAGGTTTTTCTTCCTCTTTTTCATCCTCATCTTCAGGTTCAAATCTGAAATTATCAGAGTTTGGCATACCTAAAGTCGCCTCAATTTGATACCAATCTTCAGGAACTTCAGCTTCTTCTAATGAAGCTTCTTTTGCCAAATCAATTAATTCCTGTGTATGACGTGACTCAATCCTCATAACTGAACGAGTTTTGTTCATCATTTCACCAATTAACATTTGTTGAATTTGTTTTGAACTTAAATCTTCGATACCAGTAACCTGACTTAATTTGTCGGCAACTTTTTGAAACCTTTTACTAACTAATCTTTGAACATCTTGGGTACCTTTTTGTAACGCTGGGTTACCTGCATACATGTTTTCAGGACTTCCCAACTTTCTTTCCAAATTTGGGTCCATTCTTTCAGGTCTATTACCGTAATCTATCTGTTCGTTAAATTTTTTTGCCATATTTTTATTTTTGAATTAGTTTCATTATTACATCAATTACTTCATCTTTTGCTTGTTCAGGTGAAATCTTTTTTGCTTTTGGTGATGGATTCTCACCAGGATTTGGATTTTTTCCAGGGTGAGATGGTCTTGGTCTTGTGTCCGGTTTTGTTGTAGGTTTTGTCGGTGCAGGTTTTGTTGTCGGTGCAGGTGCACTACTCTCTTTAGCTTCTTTTTTCTTTGCTTTAGGAGCCGGATTTTCACCAGGATTAGGGTTTTTACCAGGATGTGAAGGTCTGTTTGGTTTGGTTGTAGGTTTTGTATCTGGTTTTGTCACTGGTTTTGTTGGTGCAACCGCTGGTTCAGATTCTGAAAGAACCTTAATCAAATCACCTTTTGTAATTCTTGGGGGTATGTGCTTTTCCACGATTTTTTCTATTTGTGTTTCCAAAAACAAAGATACGGGATTTTTTCCTTCTTCCAACTGTTTTTTTACCGCCATAACACATCTTTCAAATTTTCTAGTTTTTTTAGGTCCAACTTGTGCATGACAAATAGCCCACGGGTTTGGCTCATTTTTCTTTTCTTCAAACATTCCCATACCGTCGTCTTCAGTACCAAATCCATCATCCGATGAAGGACCTACTTGATGTGGGTTTTGAGTTTCACTATCTTTATTTGGGTCAATACTAACTTCCTCATCTTCCTCAAGTTCTTTTTCGTAAACTTGGAAAGTTTGTTTGGTTTGTTTCAATTGGTTTATTTTATTAACATCGGTTTTAGGAACCATTACGGTACCTGAAGATTGCTCTGAAACCAATTTGGTATATAACACGTTGATTTGTGATTCCGTTAATTTACTCACAGTTTTGGATGATAAACCTTTATCAATCAACTCAAGGGCTTTTTTATTAATTTTCATATATTAATGTTTTTTCAAATTCTAAAATTAAATCTCTTTCATAGAGTTTATCTTTAACTTCTTGTTCAGAACTTCCAAATCTAAAAACCAGTCTTTTTTGACCTTCAGATTCCTCTTGTTCCCAGGCTAATGCAACGACATCATCCATTGCATCTATCATACAAAAAAAATCGGAGTTTTGAATCAATTCTAATTTCAAATCAGTATTTCTCAAAACTCCTACTTTCTTAATATATTGTAATTCAGGCGGAGTTGGATAACCGTTGGAAGGTTTACTTTCCCAATAAGTTCCCCAAACATCCAAACTATCTGAAAAAATGAATTCGTATAAATTATCTCCCTTATAGTTAGGACCAAGTCCGTTAACATAAGTTAAATAATTCATATTAAATCTCCGTTTGGTGTAATTCTTACTTGACCTTCTTTAGTTTCGAAAACTAAATTCTTTTTGTTTGTAATACCAACAAATTTAGAATTTGAGTTTTCTTTTATGAATTTTTCAGCCGCTAGTTCTTGTTCAATAGTTTCAGTCATTGTTTTAACTGATTCCATAGTTTCTTTTATAGTTCTTTTTCTTTTTAATGTTTCTTGAATTTGTTTTTCTTTGTTTTCTCTAATTTCTTTTTTTGATACTTCAAAATATTTTGAAAT